GTCAATAAGAATAAAGAACTATCTTGTCATATGTACCAGCGTAGTGTGGATGTGTTTCTTGGTCTACCTTTTAACATTGCTAGCTATGCGTTACTCACTTATATGATTGCACATTGCTGTAATTTAACACCCGGTGAATTAATTATAAGTACAGGTGATACACATATATACAAAGATCATATCAACCAAGTTAAACAACAGTTGTCTCGAACTCCGTTGGAAGCACCTGACTTATGGTTAAATCCTGATGTACGTGATATTGAAAAATTTACAATGAATGACATTGCATTGTTGGATTACAAATCAATGGATTCAATCAAAGCATCAATGGCAGTATGATTACCTTAGAAGAACAAAAAACAATTGAGTGTGTAGTTCACACTGTTAAAATGGGTGATGTAGAAGACCCGGATTTATTTGTAGCCGAACCTATTTGGAAGTGGCAACAAACTGAAGAAGGTAAATGGATTATGCAAAATAGTAATCCTATACCCATGTGGAAAAGAAGTACTGATATCACTTCATATGGTTATTTGTATTCTATTCACGCATATTTAAAACCAAAAGATTACACTTATTGGAGTTTGAAGTTTAAATGAATATTTTAGTAACAGGTGGTTTGGGTCTAATCGGGCATCATGTAGTTAAACGATTGCAGGATCAAGGTCATGTGGTATCTATTATGGATACAGTAACAAACTACGGTATTATACCACAAGATGAGATTAATCATTTAGTTGAAGAACGAATTAAAAAACTTGACTTGAGTGGTTATTACAAATCAGATATTTCTGATAATGAAAAAGTAATTAAAGTATTCAACATTGAACAGCCTGAAATTGTAATTCATATGGCTAGTTTCCCAAGACAAAAAGTAGTAAATGCGAGTCCTGCACAGGGGAGTCGTGTTATGAGCGAAGGGTTGCTCAACTTGCTGGAAGCTAGTAAAAATTATGATGTTAGAAAGTTTATCTATATCAGTAGTTCAATGGTATATGGGGACTTTACTAATGACGTTACAGAAGATGCTATTTGTAAGCCTCAGGGTCAATATGGTATAATGAAGTTAGCCGGAGAATGGTTAGTAAAGGATTATACACGTAGTAGTAATCTTGTACATACTATTATACGACCTAGTGCCGTATACGGTCCGTTAGATGTTGAAGACCGAGTTATCAGTAAGTTTTTATTAACTGCGATGCGTGGTGGAACACTAAAGGTTAATGGTAGTACAGAAACATTAGATTTTACATATGTTGAAGATGCCGCAGATGGCATCGTGGCTGCGGCTCTAAGTAATAACACTGATAACAAAACATATAATATTACAAAAAGTCATGCAGTTACCCTACATGAAGCCGCACAAATGGCTGTTAGATTAGCAGGAACAGGTACAATCGAATTGCGTGAGAAGGATGCAGATTTTCCTAGTAGAGGTGCATTAGATATCACTGCCGCTAAAAAAGACTTTAATTTCAGTCCAAAAGTTGACGTAGCAGAAGGCTTCAAAATCTATTATCAATGGCTAAAAACAGATCCATTTTTTAATAAAGCATAAATATATGCATGTGGATATTAACATTTTTACCTGACTGGACCCTTCATCTTATCACATTACTAGGTTTTGTAGGAACTCTTGTAGGGTTCGTGTTTGGGATGATTCCAATAGTTAAACAATACATCATTCCAATTAGAGTGATTAGTATAGTGCTACTACTGTTTGGTGTATATTTAGAAGGTGGACTAGCTGAGAATGTAGTTTGGCAAGCTAGAGTTAAAGAAGTACAAGTTAAATTAGCCGAAGCCGAAGTAAAATCAGCTAAAGAGAATATAAAAATTGTAGAAAAAGTTGTAAAGAAAACTGAGTACTATAAAACTCGCGGTGATGATATTATTCAGTATGTTGACCGTGAAGTCACTAAGTATGATAGTCAGTGTATAATTCCTAAAGAGTTTGTTAAATCTCATAATGATGCGGCTACAAAAGAGGAAAATACTAAATGAAATATGCTACTATTATCCTTGCACTAATGCTATCAGCGTGTGCTACAAGTGTTCCAGTAACTGCAAAATTTCCTGATGTTCCTGATCGATTACTGGTAATATGTCCGGAACTACAGAAACTTCCCGAAGAAACCAAGTTAAGCGAAGTTAACAAAACTGTTGTAGAAAATTACACTACTTACTACGAATGCGCCGTTAAAGTAGACGGATGGATTGAGTGGTATAACATACAGAAACACATCTGGAATGAAATTAAATAATCTGTCTTAAAGATAAATATACTTATATCTAGGATAATTATGTCTCAGCAAATCATTGACACAGGTAGTTTACCGAACGACGGCTCAGGTGATCCGTTACGTGTAGCGTTCGACAAAATAAATAATAATTTTGCAAATTTAATGGCACTATCACCTACTGCCAATGTAGAATTAGTTGATCCTAATCAATTTCCAGAAGCCAACGCAAACGCAAACGCTCAGTATTCCGGTAATATTAATATTACTAACAACCTGTACATTAATAATGTGCCGGCGATCATTGAAGATCCCACAGCAAAAATGTTGTCGTTTACAACGCCAATTGGACCTTACGGCGACCAAGAATTTATTAATATTGGCGCAACACCAAACGATGGCGAGGGCGACCCGTTACGTGTAGCATTCCAAAAGATTAACAATAACTTTAGTAATCTTTTCTTTACTACTACAAATACATTTACAACTTACACTGTTGGTTTAGACCCCAATCAAGTATTATGCGAAATACCCGTAACAAGTTTTACTCAAGGTAATTTTCAAATTCGTAGTAGTGATACAACTAGCCCGGACAGTCAAGGTGTAATGCTTTCAGCACAAATTACTAATGATAATTTAGATGTAAAATATACCGGATATGCTACTACTTTTTCTGGTAGGCCACTGACCCGATATGCAATGGATGTAGTAGCCGGAAATGTACGAGTCTTATCAAATCCATTAGTCAATGATGTATTATTACATTTTATTGCATCACAAGTTACTTACATTGGTGAAACAGCAACAGGATTGAACCTTCAATTAGACGGTTATCCTGATAGTGATATGGCTACAGAAACGTTGCTTGACTTATCAACAGAAAATTAATATGAGAGCAAAAGAATTCATAACTGAACAGCGTGTGGCATTGTCTGTGGATGTTGCTAGAGCTATGCCTGGTACTTATATTATTCCCGGTTTACCTAACAGTGATTTCTATAAACAATATCGTTTTGGTGTAGCAATGGCTGGTGCCCGCGGTCAGTTAGAAAGAGAAAAAGATAGTATTCCACCTTATAATTTTGAAAAAGAAACACCATGGGGCGAGAACATGATTGTTAGTTCATATATGGATAGTGAAATTGATAAAGACATTGATTTAGCAATGAAAGAAACGGGTGTTGTCGGTGGTAAAAGACTAATTAGCACTAAGAAAAGTGAAGAAGCAGTTGATGTAGATAAAACTAGCCCAGTTAAGGCTTTCAAAGGGTACAAGAGAAAATGAGAGCTAGTGAATTTTTAACTGAGCGCACAATTGCACACCTTACAAAACGTCAAAGTTCTGCATCACGAGGCATGCATAAGTTTCGTGATCCTGGTGGCTATGATAGAACATATGAATTAAATCGTATTATGATGGCTGTTGCTAGCGCAGACGGAACTACTCCGTTAGAAATAGATGCAGAAACATGGAGTGGTCGATATAATACAGCACATCCTTACACCGATATCGAATCCAAAATGCTTAAACAAGCATACAAAGCTGTGGGCAGTGACATGGAAGACTTAAATCACGGCGATGATGAAAGTGAAGAACTACCAGACACAAATACCCAAAGTATTGCAAAACCTTTTAAAGGCTATAAAAGAAAATAATTGTTGACATTTGTTTGAGAATAAGTAATAATATATATTTTAAGGATTCTCAATGATTGATATCAACAACACCCTAGACTTAGTTAAATTAAAGTTCTATAACGAATGGCTATATACCGCTCATATATATGATGAGGGCAATAGTCAAATGCACGAATCATTAACTAAGTCTGTCACAGAAAAATACATTGATCCTCTTAATCTTCCAAAAGATGCTAAGATTATGGATTTAGGTTGTGGACCTGGTTATTTTTTGGATCAAATGAAATCTAGAGGATACACAGATGTTACTGGAGTTACACTAAGTCCAGGTGATGTAAAGATTTGTGAAGATAAAGGTCACACAATTAAAAAGTATGATTTAAGTTTCTTACCACAAAAAGATGGTTACTATGATGAATCAATTGACTTTTTATTCTTACGTCATGCGTTAGAACATAGTCCATATCCTATCTTTAGTTTAATGGAATATAATCGTGTTCTTAAACAATTTGGTAAAATATATATTGAGGTTCCTGCTCCTGATTGTCCTAGAGCGCATGAGTATAACTTGAATCACTATAGTATTCTAGGTCACAACCAACTAGCCGCACTATTACAACGTACAGGTTTTACAATCGATAGGTTTGAAGATTTTAATTTTGACGTTGAGTTTCCTTCTGATGTAAATGACCCAAACAGCGAAAAACGTTCAACAAAGGAAACTTTCTATTGTATAGTAGCAACTAAACAACGTCCTTTAGATATCAAATGACCTAAGAGTTATTATGACTTCCCATCCAAATCGTTTTTTCATTAATTATCCAATTGGTTCACGTGGTGATTTTTTAATAAACATTTTAACTGATAATGCTAATGTTAATGGAAGTCATTGGTCACTTCCACCCGTTGCGGATAAAACAGTTAAATTTCATGGACTACATAATGTTACTTCATTAATACCGACATTTCCTGTTAAAGAATTTACCAGTTATGATGAAGTGTTTGATTTAGTTAGACAACATGAATTACTAAAAATTAAAATTGTAGGTAATACATTTCAAGAAAAATTAGATATTATTTATTTTGGTTGGGCTAAAAGTCTTTTCTTTAAACAACAGTATGTTAGTATTAAAGAAAAAGCAAGTAAAGAACTTCACCTAGCATTCAAAAATGAGTTCCCGTTAGTGTTTAGTAAATTTATCACTGATTACCTACCTAAAATTCAAGATGATGATATTTTATATCGAGATAGATATGACTATATCGTTAATTTTAATGATTTGTTTGATATAGAATATCTTAAAAATATATACAAAGAAATCAATAAGAAAGAAATAAATCCTAACTTTATCCCTAGAATTCAACGTAATATCGATGTTCAAAATCGTCTATCTGAATCTGTAAATTATCCGTTGTTTTATGAAATGCATCAGCATTATGACAGGATACTACAACTAAAAAAAGCGATAGTATAAAAACTTTTAATAATGTTCGATCCATTTAATCAAGCTAAACTTCAAAATAGTTATTCTAAACTTAAGGATGTAAAACTCCCTGAGAAAAATATAACATTAGATGAATTAAAGCGGTTAAGTGGATCTGGACAAATAACAGGTGAAACCACTGCAACACCTAATAACGAACTTGCAGCCAAAAAACAACAATATATGCGTGAGAATAACATTAAACCTGGTACACAAGAGTGGTTTAAAGTTATGTTTGCTAAACCACATATTACTGGTGAAGACCCTTTTTCTAAATAGTAGTAGTTTTCACTAAATAGTGATATGGCTACAAATAATAACGCACCATCACTAGTAAAGAATCCTTACACTAAAACAGTTTTCAAAACTGATAAAGAACTACAGGACTTCATCAAATGCTGTGATCCAAATACAGGTTATCTATACTTTATGGATAACTTCTTTATGATACAACACCCTACAAAGGGTAGTATGGTCTATCATCCTTGGCCCTATCAAAAACGATTGATTGAAACCTATCATAATTATAGATTTTCAATCTCATTGATGCCACGTCAGAGTGGTAAATCAACTTCAGCCGCCGGATACTTACTTTGGTATGCAATGTTTGTGCCAGACAGTACTATCTTAGTTGCGGCACACAAATACACAGGTGCTCAGGAGATCATGCAACGTATACGCTATGCATATGAGAACTGTCCGGACTACATCAAAGCAGGTGTGACAACATACAACAAAGGTAGTTTAGACTTTGAAAATGGTAGTCGTATTGTTAGTGCAACTACTACTGAAAATACAGGTCGTGGTATGTCTATTACATTATTATATCTGGACGAGTTTGCATTCGTTAGACCAAGTATCGCCAAAGAATTCTGGACAGCTATTACCCCAACATT